TTTTGCTTCATCTGCACTCATGACACCCAAGTTTTGACGTGCCAAAGGCTTATTTAAAACATCTGAAAGATTGTTTTTTTGTGCCAATGGGTAGGGTGCTGCACCTAGTGGTTCATTTTGAACAATCAGAATTTTTGCACCAGGATAAGCTTTGCCTAAAGTAATCCGTGTTGCTGTCGTTGCAAGCCAACCATCAGCACCGGATTTATTGGTAATACGGTCGCCATTGATATAGACAGCAGCACCAGTGGTGGTGGTTTCACTCAGATCTACAATGAGTTGATCAGCAACCAATGACTGTTCTTCTTCAATCGTGTTGACAAATACTTCAGCAGATCCGGCATCTGCCCATTCTGTATCACCATCGGCATTGGTTTTTTTCTTGAGTACTTGGCCAATGGTACCGCCTGGAAACATATTTGCAGGGGTCAGTGTATTCAGGATCCATTGATGTGTTGCGATAATCACATTGGGGTCGAAGTTCAATTCAAGTACTTCAGGGTTTGAAATTACAAATGGAATTCGATAAACCGAATCTTGTGTAACTCCTTCTGCAAGTGTGGGTTTATGAACTTCAGGTGTATTACCGACCAGCACCATGTTTCCATTGCGGTCAAATAAGGCAATTTCACGAACTACAAAGCCTTCCACCGTCACTGGAATAATCATTTCAGCAGTGTATTTATTTTCGTTTTCAGGATCTTGATAAATTCGATTGATCGTTGCACGGTATCGTTCACGCACCAATTGAGTCATAGACTCAATTGGTTCAATTGAATTTCCACCGCCATCACCCACGGCAAAGTGAGTGAGTTCGATAGTTCGCTGTTGGCTGACGGCTTGGGAGACGAGAGCAAGGCCAAGGGCTGTGTAGATTGTTTTATATGACATAATTATTCTCTAATAGTTCATTCTTTCAATGATATTACTAACAATTAAATTAGCTTGAACCTGCTGACCAGCGATATTCGGATGCAGTCCGTCTGACAAATAGCGACCGTTCGCTTGCCAAATTTCAAAATCTTTGATGATCCCACTTTCGTTCATACAATCAATAATGTTAAATCCGTAGCGTTTTGCTAACTTAACCATGAGATTATTTGCAGTATCACGATCAGTTGTTTCCACATCTGCACGTTGTAACTGTGTGCAATAAAAACAAACTGCGTTTGGAAAATTCTCTTTGATTTTATATAGCGCCCAGCGCATAGCTTCTGCTGTATTCGCAAGATCAAGATCGACAATATTCTTACTCATTGCTGTCTCATACGTGCCGAGTATTGTGTTTGCGTCATTTGTGCCGCACGCCAAAACGATCACATCAGGATTTTCAGCATTAGTAATAGCAGTCTGCACTTGATGCGAGATCTTCTGCCAAGTCAACTGTCCCACATATTCGCGGAATGAAGCCCCGCTTCGAGCATAGTTTTTATAATCAGACATTTGCAGTTGATCTTTAGCAAATTTTGGCCAGTTGCTGCGGAATGTTGTTCCAGTTATATCTCCGTTATCAACATCACCCGTTTGAGTAATTGAATCACCGAACATTAAATACTTTGCACCAAAAGCTCGCGATGCCTGAGCTGTTGATTGCGCAGGTATAGCGACTGGAATATTATTTAAAGTATTAAAACCACGTACATACGCTTCATAAGTTGTAACGTTTGTTCCACTTTCGAGCTGGATAATATTTAGGTCTGGTGTGGATGCTGATCGCTGCTTAATGCTAAATTGAAATGTTTCAGAATTTACAGGAACTGCGAATGTTGCCGATGTTGCTGTAGTTGCTATCGACACTACCGCTAAGACAGTGCCTGTCGCATCCTTAAAAACACAATAACGCACTAATTCTGGATTTTGGACTAAACCAGAAATAGTGATATTGGATAAACCTTTGACTAGTATCGGTGCAGATGAGATAGATGTTGCTTGCGCTAATAACCGACCGTCGTTATAAACTTCAAAGCCAGTTTGGACTCTACTCTTATCAAATAAATTTTTAGATCCAGCAACACTATTCATCTTTATGTCAGGTGAAAATAAAGCCATCCCATTTATATGAGTGGCTTCACCTGCGATAAAAGCAGTGTAAGCTGTTTTCTCTGATCCATACTCTATTTGAACATTAGATATATTAAGCGCATCACTAATGCGCTGCTTGACTGCGATTTGAAAAGTATGCGCATCGTCCGGAACATTAATCTTTCCTTCATTCACGCCTGATGCAAAATAACCAACTGAAACAACTTGGCCAGCCTTATCAAGAAATCTATAGTATCTATTGGCTGCATTTGACTGCAGACCGGAAACATACAAGCTACTTTTCCCAACACAGTAGATCAAGCCACTCACTGCCCCTTGGGCATGATCTTGTAGTGCGCCATTTGAATAAATCTCTTTACCCGCTGTCACAGTAGATGAATCAAAAAGGTTTTTACTTGCTGAGAGTCGTTGCGGTTTTAAATAACTATTAAAATCAGCTTTGATTAATTCAACAATTTTATCAAATGAGTGAAAATACCCCCACGCTTGCCAAGCACCAGTGTCAGTACGCAGTCGCATGGCAAAAGTTTTTGTAACATTCCCCATGAATGCAATCTGAGTTAATACACTTCCTTGCGTTGGTAATACTAAGAGATGTCCCCACTGCGCATTTTGCTCAGGTTTATTTGTGCTGTTATTCCAGACAGTGCCGTTTAAAAACGAATGAAATCCATAACTAGTCAAATCATTAAAATCAGCTGCTACTGCATATGTTTTTTGTTTAAACATTGCGTTTGAATTTGAAAAAGATACTGATTTTTCATAGGGATCAAATTGACTTTTTTGCAAAATTGAACCATTCCAGCGGTTGTTACCAATTCCCCAACTACCAGAACCAGTCGTATTTTCTTCACCTATAACTACAGTACAGTTCAAAGGTAAAGTGGGTTTTGCAGCGTTAAATTCGGCATAAGTTCCAAATTCAAAAACACCTTGCACAATTTCAGATTTATTAGCTTTTTCCTGATTCAAATATTCAGTACGTGCTAGCAATGCTTTGGCTTGTTCATTCATATTTCCATTCGGGCCACCTCGTGCAAGTTCAATACCGATTTCACGGACTGGAACCCATGCAGCTTGAGCTTCTAAATTTGGCATTACATATCTACTCCATTCAATTTTTTTGTACCGTCTAATAACCAAGTTCCGTCTAAGTAAAGCCCTCCAGCTGCCTTAACATATTCAGTTTCATGGCCAGCTTGAGTCATGGCATTCACTTGTAAATTTGATGGACTTTCCAACATGACGGTGGTGTCAATTAAGTGCGAACGTAAATTTTTATAAGCACGAACCACTTTGAATAATTCTTTGTAATCAGTAATGGATACGCTGTCTTGGCTAGTCTGAATATAAAGTTTGAATGTATATGGCTTACCGACTGGCACCATGTTGAACCATTCCTGGACGATCACTGGAAAGCCTAAAGAATTCAAAGCAACTTCAAGTGATTCAACTGTGCCTTTAATAGAATGGTTATAAAGTGAAGTCTTAATCACTTGACGTTTCTGTGGATCCGACCAGCTTTTATTCCAAACATCAACTGAACGTTCCCACGCTAACCAAGGCAAAACTTCAACTGGTGCAGTCATTGGATCGTTAAAGCTGCGGATATTGATTTCAATATTTGAAACACGTGCAAATGCAGCTTCAAAATTCATTTCAAACTTGGTGGAGTTTGGGGGCAAGAGCTTATTCATACAGTTGCCCTCAGAATATTGATACCGGTGCAGAAAGCCACTTGACCAATGGATGTATCGATATTGCCTGCAGGTGAAATCAGGTTGACTCGACTAACACCAGGCTGATGCAATGCTTGATAAATTCCTGATAGAGAGATGCCGTCATTAAATGAGTGACTTTTTTTTGTATATTCTTGGGCTGCCTTATAGCAGCTGTCTAAGACAATATTTTCATCTGGACCTTCATCAATAAAGATCTCAGCATCAATGCTGTAATTTAAAATCGATGCTGAATAAATGATTGGCTTGTCTGTCAAAGGTCGTACTGACTTCGCATTTAGTGCAGCACTTACAACATTGAGTAAATCTTCTGGTGCAGTACCATCACTTTCATTTGAAAGAACATAAATATTGCAAATGCCAGTTGGATTGCCGGTTTCATCTAATGGGGCGTATGGGTAAATGTCTTTGACACGTGGGTCAGCATTTAAACCGTGAAAGATATAAGATCCTTCACTTCCTGCTGTGGTCTGACCTTCCGGTGCAAGTTGCACACGTTTACGCAAAGACTCATTAGATTCTTTGACTTCAGGTGTATTTTCTGTGGCTGGGCTAATAATTCGACGTTGAAGATTTCGTTCAGCTGCTTTGTGATCAAGATCATTGTCTTTTGCAAATGCAAGCAGTACTGCCAAGGCTTGTTCATTGGCATCTTGACGAATGAGCATTTCACCATAAGCAAAAACTTGTGCCAGCTTCATGGCTGGATCTGATTCAAGCAAATCTGGAAAGTCTGGCTGGTCTTGACGCATTTCTTGATAAAATTGCTCTAACCGCAGCTTTAAAATTTCTTCAAAGCTAATTTGTTTCACCACATCGGGCGGTGCAAGCAAAGACAGGTCAATGGCTGAAGATGAGGTATTGCTCATGTCAAACCTCCAACGAGTAATGGAATATTCATATTTAAGCTTTGGCCAGATTGGGCTAAGGTGCCTTCAAGGTTAAGGACGGTTTGTCCTTCGTTGACTTCACTGATATAGAGCTGATTGATTTGCACTCGAGGTTCCCAGCGTAAAATTGCTGAATAAATGGTGCTGTAACACTTGAGGTAAAGTGCTTCACTGGTGGGTTGATCGAGTAAATTTGCAACCTGAGTTCCATAGTCTCGACGCATCAACCGTGAGCCAATTGGAGTACTGATAATATCTTCAATAGATTGACGAATATGGTCGATTTCGCTTAATTCAGTTCCGCTTTGACGAGACATCATGGAATGGGTTCTCCCGATATTTCTGATCCTGATTTCACACCTGGTGTTTTATGTGATTTAAGGCTGATATCCCCTGCTGTGACATCTGCTTCGGTACTGAATTGGCCTGTTGAATGGCTTGATCCTTGTACCAATTGGCTGCCCTGTACTGTGCTGTTACCTGTCGTCACAGTACTGCCATTAACAGTTAGATTTCCGTTATGAGTTGTTCCGCCTGATACGGCATTGATGGTTAATCCATCATTGGCATTTACGGTTACACCACCATTGGCATTTACGGTTACACCACCATTGGCGGTTAACTCAACGGTTCCACCTGGTGGAAGTATTGCTGAAAGATGATGACTCGATACGTCATAAGCCAAAATGCAACCATCTTCAAATACACGAATGGTTTTATCTAAATTGTCAGAGGGTGATGGATTGTCTTGATTGTTGAATCCAGCAATGGCTACGCCCATTTCGAGCACACCCGATGGACTGAGTACCATGACTTCTTCACCGATTGTTGGTGGATCCCATGTTTTGGTTTTTCCAGCTCGTAATGTTAAAAAACGGAGCTTCGCAGTCGTAATCTCGCCAATGGTGACGGTGACTGTCGTAAATGGTTTAGCTGGGTGAATGGTCTTGATAGTGCCGAAACGAATCAGGTTTTCAAGACGTCGATGTAGTTCTGCGCTCATGCTGCAATCGTGTTGCAGTCATTTACTTATTGCATGTGGTTGCTGTTGTATTAAAGGTTTTTACAACTCATTTTAAGCGGTTGAAGAGATATATTCTAAGACGTCGTTTTCAATCATTTTTATTTCTTGTTCGGTAAAACCTAAGAGTTCTCGACTGTCATATTTCACGACTGGACCATCACGATCGACTTTATCCTTTAGACCAAAATGGTGGACTCGGGCAATGGAAGCTACCCGACCAGCAAAACCAATGGCTATACCTTGAGCTGTACGCTGAGTTCGCATGTACTTGGCGTTTTTAATGACATTGAACATTTTATTTTTGATTTTGTTTTTCTTATCACGCAGGCGGTTTTTTCTTGGAACGTATGCACTGCCATCGGGATTTTGTTGTTTGGTAATACGTGTTTTTTGTGATGCACGAAGCTTGCGAGCAATATGCATTTCAAGTTTACGCAATTCTGCATCACTCAATTGATGCAGCATTGCACCCAGATGTTCTGTTAGTAGTTCCAAGTCAGCCATAGTCGTTCCTAAGGTGCAGTGGATGTCCACTGTGCAAGAATTTCTCCCGTATTTGAATCGATGAGCTGCATAGGCTGCGGATCTAAGGGTTCTTCATATTGGGGTTCTTGTGGGAATGTAATGTCCAAGGTTCCGTTGTCTTGGCGTTTGACGATAACACGTTCTGTCAATGGTAATGTCAATGAAAGATCCACGGTACCATTGTTTAAAATGACAGTTTCAAACTTGAAAGCATCTTTGCTTTTTTCTAAGTTCATGAGCAATTCAGACTGGTTGATCCGAACCCAATCTAATAGTGGAATCATGACGGCATCGAGTTCACCTGCATAGTCGGTCAATATGAAATTCAAGTCATACACATATTCAAATGAAAGCCCTTTTGCACCGGTGCAACGAATATTGCCTTTATCGGTAAAAATAAGCATGCGTTCAGGATCTCGCTGCAGTTCTTTGACTGCAGATAGAATATGAGCTCTTAAGCTATCGGGCTTTTTCATGCTGTTTGTCCTGAATTTTGATGATTGAATCTACTTGTGCTGCACATAATGCTCTTGCCAATTCGGTCGTTTCTAATGCAAAAGCAAAGTCTGCATTTGTCTGAATATTGAGCAATGGCTTGGTGCATGGTGTGAGTATGGGATACATCACACTTGGCTCATTTTGCTGCACTGGCTTGGGTGTTGTTGAACAAGCGACGAATGTGATCTGGAACAGGCTGAGCAGCCCAAGTTTTAGCATCTTGGTCATTGTTAATGATCTCTTGGATGTTAATTTTCCGTTGTTCCGAGTTTTGTTTAAGTTCTTCTTGAACTCTTTGTAAGCTCGAAATCGCTTCTGCTTGTTCAGTGACTTGTTTTTTTAGACTGATAAAGTTCTGATTTTGTGCATCAATCAGATCTTGTTTCTCTTCAAGTACTGTCTCCAAGCGACCTATTTTTTGGTTCAACCCGTTGTAGTGTTTGATTCCAAAATAAATACCTAGACCAATCAGCAAAGCCATAATCAGCTTTGCTATTGGTTCTGCAATTAAAGCATTCATGCTGCTTTTTTCTCGCCATAGATCGGTTCTAAGTGATCCCATTCCTTTTGAAATTTGGCTTGATAACCGAGTTTCTTATAGTTTGGTCCATTGTAAAGCGTGAAGACTGCTTCCCAATTTTCAGCTCGCAGCGCATCAATAAGTGCGACTTTTTTACCGTTGACGGTACCTGTTTTCCATTCAATGAAACGAATGAATGCTTCAAGCTGCAAGGATTCACTGGTCTGCATTTGAGTTTCAAAATCAAAAACCGAGCTGTAACCTAGATCTTTCCAGTTTTCACCCATAATTTGAAATTGTCCCCAACTGCATGACATGAGGGCTGCTTCAGGGCTAATGTTTTTTGCCAAACTTAGACGTGTGTATTCGGCTGTATCACCTTTATAGCCACCTGTTGCCGTGTTGACTAAATTCGGATACTGCTTCATTTGAGCATTGGCAAATGTTTTCCCTTTCAACTGCACCAAATAGAAATACATACGGTGGCGTTCAAGCAAAATTTTAGCTTTGCCGTTATTGAGAAAACCGACACCACGCCCTTCTGTTGCACCAAAGACTCGAATGGCGAGTTCAGAGACTTTCAGACGTTTTGCAGCTGCTGTATAGTCACTTCCTTTTAATAGTTTGCTGATGTTGCCACTAGCTAAAGCTGTTCGGGTTTTGTCTCCGACTTTACCGTCATCAACAAGACCAACACTGCGCTGGAACATAATGACGGCATATTCAGTATTTGCACCAAAGTCGCCATCTGGATTAAGTGCTTTGCCGTCTTTACCTTTAAAGCCTAGCTTGATGAGCTGCTTTTGTAGGGTGACGACTGCATCACCACGTGCACCAAATTTAATAATCATGCTGGACTCCAAATCAGTTTGGCCACGTTGCCCTTAGTTCGCAAAATAACAATGGCCAAGATGATGGCAAAGATCGCATCCCACAATGTGACTGGATCTTTGAAAAATAGAATATGGATGGATTGACCCAAAAATGAAGCAATGAGGACTGCAGCTAAAATTGAATAGCCACGGTGGAAATCACCACCATGACTAAACCCGGCAATTCGGAAGCCACAGGAAATATAGGCAATCACTGCAATGGTTTGAAATAGTAATTCGATCATGATTTACCACCTTTGAAGAAATTTAAGATGTCTGACAGCTTTGCTGCTTTTACCCAATCCATGACTTTGACCAGGATAAATAGGCAAAGAATAGAAGTAAGAAGTCCAGCCACGGCATCGGTTTTTAAAAAAGTGTGTTCGGTAATGAGTGGCGCACTGATGTAGCCAATGCCTGTGGCCAATAACATGTTGCGAATACGTTGAAAGGTTGTGAGATCCTTTTCAAATGTTGCAATAAATGCAGCACCGAGTACTGCACCTAACATCGCATCACCGTTGATAAACGGTAAGAATGCGATTGTGCTTAGTCCAGCAACGGTTGCTGTTGTAGTAGGTTCTGCCATTTTTTTAGTCCCATAACTGTATGGTTTGTTTAATTTGTTCGGGTGTTTCTATATCTGGCAGAATGACTTTAGTCCCCATGGGAAGAAAGGTGCCATGTGCAGCAAGCGAGGGATTGGCTTCGAGTACTTTTTCAACAATGCCAGAACTTCTGCCGTATTCACGCCAGCAGATCGCATCGACGGTATCGTTTTGCAAAGCATGGATTATTTTCATCTAAACCACTTCCCCCAAAAACGTGTTCTTCTTGGAGCTGAAATGTCCAAATCTACTAATGGTGGTGGAGGTACGAATTCAGGCTTAGGTTCTCGATTAGAACAAGGAGAGTAACCAGAACCTGATCTAGTGATTTGGCATCCACGACATTGACAGACTATTCTCATATCAATTCCACCACCGTATGGTTTTCGCCTAATAACTGAAGAATTGCCCATTGTTTGTTGCGTCGATAATCGTCCACTGTCAGTTCAGCGTCTTCTGCTTTTTTGCCACCAGCGTTTGAACTATCATAATTTCGATAATTTTCATTGATTTTTGCTGCCACACCATTCGCTACAGCAGACAGATATAAATAATCGGTATCTGGTTGTTCATTGATTTGAGTTGTAGCCAAATCTGACAACTGCGTTGCTTTGTCTTTTAGTGATTTCAGCAATCGATTGATGTCGATGATTTCTTCAATAATGGCTTGTTTGAGACGGTCGTTTGTGACTGCTCCATCGATGCGGACGATCTGGCGGATGTGATCCAAAGCAATGCTCGGATAAAACGAGTCACTCTCGATGACGATTTGACTTGGTGTATTATTGCCATTTGCAACAAATCCCATGATGTCCCCTGCCGTTGTTTTTATTGAATATTTAGTGCATGGGTGGGAACAATGGTTTTAATGAGTATTACAATGTAATGACATCACCATTGTTCGCCCATGCGGTGCGTGGGCACTTGGTTAGGTCGTTTGGAATGACAAGTTGCCTTGGTCATCTACGACTTGTGAGCCATTTGCATTAAGCAAAGGTTCAGCCTGTTTTGTTTGTGGTGGGAACTTTTTCAACATGGCATCCATGTTTTTTAGGTCCTGTTTGCCACCACATTTGTCATCCAGTTGAATCGCTCGTTCAAGGTAGGCTTGCGCTGATTGAACTAACTGAATATCTGAATCACTTGGTTCGTCTTTGTTTTGGATCTGCTTGATCGTCGCTTTACCCAATGCCACTAAAAGTTTTGCTTTGACTTGATCAGGCATGTCTGGCAACTTTTCTTCAAAGTGAGTTTGAAGAACCAACTGTTCAAGTTGCTGCAGTACTTCAATATCAACTTCAGCATTGGTTTTGAGCTGTTTTAAAAATGCATTGGCAATTTCTTCAGTCACCAATGTTGCGGTTTTACGCTCAAAACGATCTGGCATGATCATGTCATGCGTTAAAGCAAATTCGGTCATTTCGAGTGCTTTGGCATAATTTTCAACATCGATACACCAAACCAATACGGTCATGAACACATCATCTTGAACCGATTTATCGGCTTCAATAATGCCGTCCACATAGGCCAGATAAGTTGGGACTAATGCTTTTTTGAGCTGAATTTTTGCTTCAGTAGATTGAATCTGCTTTAAGCGGTGACGATCATTGTTAAGCTGGGCAAGTTGCAGTTCATAAAATGATTGCTCTTGCATGGTGCCGAATTCAGCAGCCGAAACGGCTGCTGCTTTAGCACTGTGCTTTTGGAAGTGTTGACGTGCTAATGACATAGGCTTACACCAATTCGATTTTTTCTGCTAATGCAGCAAGACCCAAATCTTCGATGTAGTAATCTTCGTTTGAAGATTCATAGTTTTCGATTTGGTCACGTTTTGGATTATCGATGACATTATGACGACGAGCACCTTCCTGAACATAAATCGACAAGTTGTCAAAAGTCGTTACAAGAATCGCACCTTCTGGGAAGAATGGCACTGCATATACAGGCAGGTTACCCATACGTTTCTGGCTGATAATCATATCCGCTGCTAGTTTTTCAGAGTTGTCCTGCTCTTTGTTAACCAGAGGGAAGTACTTGTCTGAAACCGTTTTGCGGTTACACAGTACAACCAGGTCGGGATTGTCTTGATGGACTTCA